TTGAGACTTGGGTGGATCATGGCCTAAGTAACGAGATAGGCCACATAGGACAATACACTTACTCATGGCAGGATATAGAAAATGGCTCTGACCAACTACAGCGACCTAAAAACATCGGTCGCAAACTATCTGGGAAGAAGCGATCTAACTAGCGTCATTCCCGACTTTATTACGCTGGCAGAGATTCGTCTTGCTAGGCAGTTGCGGTTACGGCAGATGCTTAAAACCGTAACATCAGCCACAACGGGAGGCGATAACACGGTTGGCCTTCCTGCGGACTTCTTAGCTATCCGTGACATCTACATAGACCAAAACCCACGAAGAACGCTCTCTTATTTATCACCTTCAGCTTTTACAAGGGATGCTAGAGCTTCAGAGTCTGGTTTACCTAACTTCTACACTCAGAAGGGGTCAGAGCTAGAACTTGCTCCGATTCCTGATACCAACTACACGTTGGTCATGCTTTACTACGCAAAACCTGCGGCATTATCAGACGCAAACACAAGCAACGAGTTTATGGCGGTCTGCCCAGATGCGCTTTTGTATGGTGCTTTGATAGAGGCAGAACCTTATCTTATGAACGATGCAAGACTGGCTGTGTGGACGCAGTTATACAGCAATGCAGTACAGAGCCTTGCGGAATCCGACAACACCTCAGAGTACGCAGGTGTCCCACTTACTATGTCCGTGACATCGAGGTAACTATGGCTGAACTATCTAACTATCTGGAAAACTCTCTTTTAGACCATGTGTTGCGTGGCACAAGCTACACCTCGCCCACCACGGTCTATGTCGGTCTTTATACGTCTGACCCTGGTGACGACAACTCAGGCACAGAGTGTACGGGCGGTGCTTATGCTCGGCAGATCCTATCTGTAACCACGGCCTCGGGTGGCATTGTGACTTCCTCTGCGGATGTGACCTTCCCCCAAGCTACAGACAACTGGGGAACTATCTCCCACCTTGGCCTCTTGGACGCGGTGACCTCTGGCAACCTTCTTATGCATACGGAGTTGACCACCAGCAAGACGATTACCGCAGGTGACGTACTTAAGATCAGTTCTGGCAGTCTGACAGCAAGCCTTGATTAATGTCTCTGACCCTAGAGCAGTTAGACCAATTTGGGTCGCTTGACTCTTTACCTTTTAGCTTAGATAACAACTGGACAGACGAAGGGGTCTGCGGGCCTTTTACGTTAGAAGGCTTAGACCCTTTTGGAAGCATAGATTCTCTAGGGTATAGCCTAGATGACGGTATTTGGTTGTCCACCACCACCTGCGCGAAGATTGCTTCTGCGGAGATCACAGGAACAGGGACGCTTACCGCTACTGCGGACTTTAGGCTACCCATATTTATCTCTGGAAGCATTACAGGGGTTGGAACACTTACATCGGATGCCTTCTTAGAAAGACTCGCAGAGGGTGCGATTACAGGCTTTGGTAGCCTATCTGCAAGCGTCTCTCGTATACAGACAGTAGAAGGGGCCATCTTAGGTTCTGGAAGCCTCTCGGCCTCTGTGCAGAGGATTCAGTTCGTAGACGGGTCTATAACGGGTACAGGAAGCCTTACGGCGGGTGCGTTTAAGCAGCGGTTAGTCTCGGGTTCTATCACAGGGACAGGCTCACTATCTGCGCTTGCGGGCTTTACCGCAGAGGGTAGGGCAGACATTACTGGGTCTGGTTCGCTTACGGCGGCAATCAATTTCATTGCAAGCATACAGGCCCAGGTACAGGGCGTAGGAACGATTATCTCCTCCTTGTATGTGTTTGGCGAGGAATGGTCGCAAGTCGGAGAAGACGCGAATACTTGGACAGCTGCGCCAGTAGAGGCAAATACATGGTCTGCGGTCTCAGAAGGATCTAACACTTGGTCTTCTGTGGCTGCGGGTTCCAATACATGGACAACACAAGCGGTGGAATCTAGCACATGGCAATAAGCAAAGTTACATTCACAGAGTGGTTGCCTGACCAGCCTGGTGTTGTCGGGGCGTTAACCAATGCCCAGAACGTCTTTCCCAAGGCGGTTGGGTATGGTGCGTTCCCAGAGGAAGAGGATTACTCTCTTGCGGCCTCTGAGACCCTAAACAGCGTAACTGCGGGCATAGACTCCTCTGGTAATACAAAGGTGATTGCAGGGGGGTCTACAAAACTCTTCTTGTTGGACTCCTCAGACCTGTCTTTGGATAACGTCTCTGGGACAACCTATAACAGTACGACCCGCTGGAAGTTCGTGCAGTTTGGTGACTACCTGATTGCGGCAAGCGGGCAGGACACGCTTCAGTACGCAGAGTTAAGCTCAACCATCTCCTTCCAAGACCTAGACGCTTCTGCGCCTACCGCACGTTTGATAACGGTCGTGCGTGACTTTGTGGTGGCGGGCAATACAAATACTGCTGGCAACCAAGTAATCTGGTCGGGGCTTAACAATCCTAATACTTGGGCCAACACAGCCATTACTCAGTCAGACAATCAGATCATTCCTGACGGCGGTGAGGTTCGCGGGATTACGGGCGGTGAGTTCGGGTTGATACTGTTAGAGAAGTCCATCGTAAGGATGTCTTACGTTGGCTCTCCGATCATCTTCCAGTTTGACAACATTGCCAGGAATCTAGGGTGTTATGAGAGCAACTCTGTCGCGCAATGGCAGGGGGTGACTTACTGGCTAGCAGACGATGGATTCTATGCCTGTAACGGTGAGAGTATCGAGGCCATAGGTGCGGAGAAGGTTAACAGGTTCTTCTTTGACACCCTGCAGGAATCGGTTATCGAAACCATGTCTGCGGCTGTAGACCCGTTACGAGCCTTGATTATCTGGGGTTACCCCACGATTGACAACAACTACCGTCTGCTGACGTATCACATCCCCACAAAGCGGTGGGCGTATGTGGATACGAACGTAAACGGGATTTCTGAGATGGCAACGCCTGGCATTACCTTAGAGGGATTGGATGCCTTCTCTGCGTCTCTGGATGCCTTGCAGACCTCTTTAGACTCTCGGCAATGGCAGGGTGGCAAGCTCTTGGTTGCGGGGGTAGAGGGCAACAAGATCATCACATTTACGGGGCCAAGCAAGGCGGGTTTAATTACCTCTGCGGATCTTGAGACGGGTACGAATATGTCTATGGTGACCCTAGTCAAGCCGATTGTAGATGGTGGCTCTGCGAGTGTTGCGGTGGACTCCAGATTTAATCTAGCAGAGGCTGTAGCCTTTGGTGCTGCAACGGCGGCAGATAGTGAAAATAGGGTTGGATTTAGGTCTTTGGGAAGGTATCATAGGGTTCGGGTTATTCCCTCTGGAAACTGGACAACAGCTATCGGATTTGAGGTCGATATTCAACAGGCAGGTGGTCGCTAATGCAGTTTCGTAGGTTACCTACGTTAGGCGGGACTCCTAGACAGATTGCGGAGATCCTGAATAACACGCTAGACGGTAAAACGAACAATACTGGTACGGTGACTTTAGAGACCAGCAACGCAACGTCCACCACGATCAACGATGAGCGTATTTCTGTAGATACAAAAATAGTCATCCTCCCGTTTAGTTCTGCGGCGTTTGCGGATGCAGCCCCATTTGGTGAGTTTACAAACCTGACAGACCAGACCTCTCCGAGTACGGGAACCTCTGCGCTTGTCGAGTGGGACACAACAGAGCAGTCCTCTGGCGTTTATGTAAGCAACACCACTAGGATTAACGTCAGAAACGCGGGTACTTATTCTGCCCAGTATTCCTTACAGTTAGCTAACATAGCCAACACGGGTGAGTATGCGGACATCTGGTTTCGCAAGAATGGAACAAACATTGTAGACACGGGTAAGCGGTACTTCTTACCTGCGAGGAAGTCTGCTTCAGAACCGTCTCATGTGGTCGGAGCTTATGAGACCCTTATTGTTTGTAGCGCAGGTGACTACATAGAAGTTGCGGGGTCTGTATCCAGTACGGATGTGACCTTAGAGCATTTTGCGGCAGATGGGACGGTTCCAAGACCAGTCATACCTGCGGCAAGTATTGTGGTGAAGCTCGTTTCACCTTTAGCGTATTCCAACATTTTTGTTTCGTCTCAGTCTGCGGGCCAAGCGACAATCAGTCACTACGCCAATGACACGGCAGACAAGACCTATGCGTATATTTTAGTGGGGTAATTATGGCTACAGAAGCAGAACTCAATTTATTTAACCAGCTTATGGCAACGGGTGACTACGCTGGTGCGGCACAAGTCGCACAACAGGCTGGTTACAACCCTAGCGATGTTGCGGCTTACATCAACCAGAACCTTGCTGGCTTAAACTTACCGACAGACGCTAACATTAGTGCAGATGTGGTGCAGTCTCTGTATACACCCACACCTACTATTGCGCCCACGCCCACTATTACTCCCACGCCAGTAAACGTCCCTATGGCAACTGCGCCTGGGACTGGGTTTACTGCGCCTACGGTCAACCCACTTACTCCTGCTGGTGGTGAGAGTCAGATAGACCCTGTAATTGCTCCCTACTTGTCTGAGGCTTTAGGTCGTGCAAGGTCTTTATTCCTAACTGGCGCACAGCCAGAGTTATACCCAGGTCAGATGTATGTCGGGCCTTCCGCGCAGACAGAGACAGCTCTTACACAAATGGAGCAGTTAGCAGGGGCAGCAGCACCTTTTTATCAAGAAGCACAACGGGGCGTTACTACAGGGCTAGAGGGCTTGCGTAGAACTGCGGAGGGTAGCTTCTTGGGTGGCTCACCTTACCAGCAAGCAATGATAGAGGCGGCAACCCGTCCTCTTACCCAACAGTTCACAGAAGAGGTTATGCCTGGAATACAAAGCACCTTCTCTCGCGCTGGTCGGTTAGGATCAGGAGCGCAGGGTGCTGTAACGGGCAGGGCTACAGAGGGATTCACTAGGGCTTTAGGAGATGTAACCTCACAGATTGCGGCTCAAGATTATGCTCGTGAGCGTGGATTCCAAGAGGCGGCTACTCGTGACGTTATCTCCCAAGCAGGGCAACTAGGAAATGTGTTCTCCTCATTCCTCGCACCTTCTCAAGCATTAGGTCAGGTTGGCGCACAGAGAGAGGCGATTGCTGGGCAACCGCTTGCAGAGTCTATGCGTAGGTTTGAATACACGCAGAACCTTCCCCAACAGCAGTTTGCTAATTACATGGCCTCTATTTACGGTTCTCCTCTGGGTGCTGCTAGTGCGGCCCCTCAGATGCAGGGCAGTAGCACTCTACAGAATATTGGTGGGCTATTTAATGTGGCTGGTGCGGTTCCTAGCGCAGTCAGGGGTTTTCAAACTGGCTTAGATTTCTTCCGTGGACTAGCGGCCTAAATGACCGACTACGACCTCCGCGATAGCGGGTTCATTAACTATGACGCTTTAAGCAACATAGAGCGCGAGTTACGCGAACAATACGCTGTTCAAGAAACCGAGGGTGTAAGGTACAAGCGACCCGAAGACTTAGGCACTATTTTTCGCACTCAAGCGGCTAAACTTGCGGCCCAGGGTGTAGAGAGCATTTACGACCTTGTACCATCATCTTACGAGTTTCAGGGAGACGATAGGGGCACAGTTACCAACCTTCTGAATAAGCGCACAGGCGATGTTCTGCGCGAGGCAAGACTGCAAGAGGGGTGGGAAGAAGACCCAACTGCGGTTACGTTTAAGAAGACAAAGAACCTAGAAGGCAAGACTGTAAACCAGCCAATTGAGTTACAGAGTCGCGAAGAGGGTTTTGATAGGTGGGGCTATGACACATCTGTAGAGGGCATGGCTCACTACGGGATTAACTTTGTAGACGGTGTTCCAGTATTTACACCCTACTACAAAGATACGGCCTCAAAGATATTTGGGGTGAAAATTGAAGACGCTGTAAAGGCGGCTGCGGCTATTGCTGCTGCTTATTACGGTGGCTCTGCGCTGTTAAGTTCTGGTGCGGGAACAGCGGCTACAGGTACGGCTATTGTTGGAACGCCAGGTGTGTCTACCATTTATACCGTTGCGGCTCCGTCTATCGGGGTTTCTACGTTAGCACCACAGGCTATTGGCGCAACTGGCAGTCTCTTAGCGGCAGACGCGGCGTTAGCGTCTGGTGGTGCGCCCATTTCTACAGCAACTGCGGTTCCAGCAGGACAGTTAGCATACCCCGCTGTAGAGGTTGCTTCGATCCCAAATGCCTCTCTTGCGCCAACATCATTTCAGGCTGCTTTGCCTGGTCTTGGTGTAGAGACAGCCGCTAGTGCTGCCCCATTTACTGCGGCCCCAGGTTCGTTCCAAGCTGCTGTTCCTTCGTTGCTTGCTCCAGCCGCATCTGGCTCATCTTTGTTAAGTAATGTAAGAGATGTAGCAAGGCTTGGCAATTTGGCAAACACAATTTTTAACCCGCCTAAACTAGGCTCAGGACAACAACAGCCTATAAGAAGGCCACAGTCGCAGTTTTCACTTCCTGCGCCACAACCAACAGTAGTCGGACTTCTCCCCCTTGCGGAGCGTTATCGGAGATCGTTGATATGAATGAAGAACTATTAAGCCTCTTAGGAGCCACACCCGAGCAGATAGCACAGGCTCGACAGCGTTCTGGGTTTGAGGAGTTAGGACTACTAGGGCAAGCCCTTTCTGCGGCTGGCGCACCTGCTCCCAGAGGGACTTCTACGCTAGGGCGGTTAGGCCAAGCTGCGGGGATGTACACACAAGCACCTCGTCAGACTATGGACACCCTCTTGCAAGACCTGTTACGCAAACAGCAGATACAGGATATGCAGAAGAAGCGGACAGCAGAAGAGGCGGCACTAGCAAGGCAGTCAAAAATCCAAGAAGCGATAGCGTTACCAGGCACACAACAGCGTATAGAGGCGTTGCGTGGTTTAGGTGCTTTTGATGTGTTGTCTCAAATGGGCGAGGCAGAGCAGAAGATTCGTCCCCTTACGCGCCAACCTGGTCAACCAGATATGACCTCTCCGTTTTTAATTTATAAACAGTCAGACGTTCCTAGTGTCCGCAAACTTGCAGAGCAACTAGATAAAAGCTGGCAGTCTGGTGGTTTGCCAGATGAGAAAGTAAATGTGCGCCTTGGTGAGTTGGCCCGACTAGAAGATCGTGCCGTGTCTCGTGAGGAGTCTAAAGAAGAGCGCAAACTTACTCGTGCGGAAATGGCTGTAGATCGTCAAATTAACAGAGAAGCTCAACAAACAGAACGCGACCTAAAGAGATTAGAGGGGACAGAAGGGCAGAAACTTTCCGCTGGTTTTGCTTCTCGTATGGAGGCCGCAAACGCAATTATTGATCAGTTAGAACCTGCTGGTGGACTACCAACAGAAATGACTGATATTGCGGGTTCAATTCCGTTTGTTGGTGGGTATGCTCAACGCAAATTTATGTCTCCTGAACAACAGCGGTATAAGCAAGCGGCAGACAACTGGATTCGTGCAAACCTTCGTAAAGAATCAGGCGCAGTTATTGGCGCAGATGAGATGGCGGCTGAATACGCAACTTATTTCCCCATGCCAGGGGATGATCCTGCAACCATCCAACAAAAGGCTGAAGCTCGTAAGATTACAACTGACGCTATGAAACAGAACGCTGGCCCTGTATATCGGCCCACTCAGGGCGCAAAACGTCCTGACCTTAAGGGCATTAAATCCACTTACGGATTGGAGTAACAATGAGCAAGCGGTTAGAAAAGACCATCCGCAACATGGTGCGCTTGTCTGAGGGCAACGCATCGCCACAAGAGGCTGCGGCTTACTTGCGGTCAGAAGGCTACGACTTTAATTCTTTCGCTAATGCTGTAGACAAGTTTAATAAGGCTCAAGGAATTGTTGCTAACTTTGGGCCTGTCAAATCTGTGCTGCAAGGGTTAAGCCTTGGGTTTTCGGATGAGGCAGAAGCAGGGCTAAAGGCACTAGCTGGACAAGGAACCTACGAGCAAAATCTTGCGGCTATATCGTTAGCTAAACAAGAGTTTGAACAAGAAAGCCCTGGAACTGCGCTTACAGCAGAAATAGCTGGATCTGTCCCACTTACCCTTCTTGGTGGCCTTGGTGCAATGAGATTGGCTTCTACGGCCCCAGGAATGGCTGCAAGAATCTCACCTGCGGTTACGGGAATAACTGGCGCAACTGCTACTGGTGCGGCAACTGGTGGACTAGCTGGTGCGGGTACGGCCCAACCTGGGCAGCGTTTGGCTGGTGCTGCTGTTGGTGCGCCATTAGGCGGTGCGTTCAGCGGTGCGGCTCAACCTGTTGCTAGGCTTGGTGGTGCTGCCGTTCAACGGGGACTAGACATAGGCCGCAGCGTTGTTGGAACGGGAACAAGAGACTTTCAACGCAGAGCAGACACAAGGCTGTTACAGGCTTTACAGCGGGATGGGATTGGCCCAGATCAGGCCATGCTTCGCCTTCAAGAAATACAGCGTTCTGGGTACAAACCAGAAACCATTATCGAGCTAGGCGGTGAGAACACCCGTAGGCTTGCGGATGTGGTTGCACAGTACCCTGGCGCATCTCAGGCTGCGGCTTCGCTTGCAGAGGAGAGAATGGCTGGACAGGCCGCTAGGGTAGCTACAGATTTCCGTCAGGCTTTCCGCGTAAACACAGATGCCTTGGATCTTGCAGAAGATATTATTAAGAGTCGTGACGCGGCTTCTCGGCCTTTATACCAACAAGCCTATCAAGAGGGCGGTGTAATTGCTGATGACCGTCTTATGGGCTTTATGAAGATTCCGCAGTTTAAGGATGCCTACGCTAGGGCTAGAAGGATTGCGGCATTAGACGGCATTGATTTACCCGAAAAAGCTACAGACATAGAGAAGGTTGGCGGGTTTGACCTGATGACCTTGGACTATATTAAGCGCGGCCTTGATGATGTTCTGTTTACGGGGAAGCAACCTGGAAGCGGTATTGGAAAGACCGAGTTATCCAAGCTAAAAGAGCGCAGAAACGAGTTTGTATCTGTAGTAGATGAGGTTGGCCCTGCGTCTTACGCACAGGCTCGTAGAGCGTTTGCTGGCCCCACAGAGGTGTTGGACGCAATAGAAGAGGGCAGGAGTTTTGCCAAGCTGGATTCTAGGCAGTTACAGAGGGTCTATACCAACCTCAGCCCTGCGGAGCAAGAAGGCTTTAGAGTTGGGGTTTACGATTCTATCCGCACAAACATTAACAAAGGCGCAGACGGTTCTGATGCTCTAAGGCGTGTATGGGGTTCTCCAGAAAAGCGGGATCAGGTTCGCGTGTTCTTGGGTGACGATACTTTTCAAGAGCTAACTGGACTATTAGAGCGCGAGAAGGTTATTCGCGGAACAGATGTAACCATGATGCGCGGGTCACAGACCCAACCCAGAACGCTTGCACAGCGAGAGTTTGAGGGGGAGCAAGAGTTACTGCCCATGATGGGGCAACGCGGCATAGTTCGTGGCGGTGTAGATTATTTACTGCGTAGTGCTACAGGCCCAGGCCAACCCACAGCAGAGGCTCTTGCGCCATCGCTTTACTCTACGGATGCAGCAAGGCAGATGGAAACGCTTATGCGGCTAAGAGGTTTAGATCAGATATTGCGACAGGAAGCGGCTCGTTCTTCGGGCATGGTTGGTACTGGCGTAGGAACCCAAACAGGACTTTTAGGAGAGTAACAAATGCCCAAGAACAAACTATCAGAGTATTCCTCTACCGCAGGTGATAACACCGACATAGGCGGGATTAACATTGCGGAGGGCATGGCTCCCTCAGACGTAAACAATGCTATGCGGGAACAGATGTCCCAACTAAAAGACTTCATAGACGGGTCTTCTGGTGACACGATTACGACCTCTAAGATTGTAGCTACAACAGCGACCATACTTTCTGGTCAAAGCGTAACGGGAACGGCTACGTTTAACTCTGCGGTTGTAATGTCAGGTGAGTCTACGTTATCAGGTGGCTCACTTCTAAAGAGAGTAAAAGAGACCACTACGGTATCTGCTACTGCGGCTGCGAACACGATCAGCTATGACTTCATCACGCAATCGGTTCTCTACTACACATCTGACGCAACGGGTAACTGGGTGCTAAATGTGCGTGGAGATTCCAGTACGACTCTGAACTCTGTTATGTCTACAGGACAATCTGCGACTGTTGCGTTCCTAGCTACACAAGGTGGAACTGCTTATTACCAGACAGCTTTACAAGTAGACGGATCGTCTGTCACTCCTAAGTGGCAAGGTGGATCTGCGCCTACGGAAGGAAATGCTTCTAGCGTAGATGCGTATGTGTTTACAATTATCAAAACTGCGGACGCAACATTTACTGCGTTAGGCTCACAAACCCAATTCGCTTAAGAGACTGCCATGCCACCACTTTTATCATCTATCGCTGCGGCAACTGCTAGAGCTTATGGTTTTGCGGCGGCATCGTTTCCTACTGAAACAACCGTAGAGTACCTCGTCATCGCTGGTGGGGGTGCTGGTGGCGGCAATTGGCGTGCGGGGGGTGGTGGTGGTGGTGGTTATCGCACAAACTACACCTCTGCGGCTCCTGTTTCTACGCCCAAACAATCAGGTGGTGGTGCTTCTCCAGAATCTGCGTTTACTGCAACATTTGGAACCGCTTATACAGTAACGGTAGGTGCTGGCGGGACTGGCATAGTCCCGGTGGCTGGAGTAGCGAAAGGTTCAAACGGGTCTAATTCTGTGTTTAGCACTATCACCTCTACTGGTGGTGGAGCGGGAGGTGGGGAGTATACGGGTGGTTCTGCAGCCAATCCCAACTCAAGCGGAAGCCCCGGAGGATCAGGTGGGGGTGGGTCAGGAAATGAAACTCCTACAGGCGCACCAGGTGGTAGTGGAACAGCAAATCAGGGCTTTGCTGGCGGTGCTGGTGCACCAACCTCCCCACAAGGTCAATGCGGGGGCGGCGGCGGCGGTGCTGGTCAAGCAGGATTTGCTGGTGGCCCTAGTTCACCAGGGACTAATGGGGACGGTGGTGAAGGTGTTTTTTCAGATATTACTGGGTCAGCAGTCCAAAGAGGTGGTGGTGGCGGTGGTGGAAACTACGAGTCTGGAAATGTAACTGTCGGCGGCGCAGGAGGCGGTGGCGCAGGAGGTTCTGGTAATTCTCCCTATGTAAGTGGTGTGGCTGGTGATGCACTCAAAGGTGGTGGCGGTGGAGGCGCATCTGGTGATAACACGGTAAACCAAGGCGGCAACGGCGGCTCAGGAGTCGTTATCCTCCGTGTACCCGATACTGCTGCGGCGGTATTCTCAGGTGGTGTCGCTACTCGTTCTTATACTGTAACGGGTTACCACATTTACGAAGTGCAAGCCACTTCTACTACAAGTGAGACAGTCACTTTCTATCCTAACGCCTTCTTAGCCGAGTACCTCGTGGTTGCAGGGGGAGGCGGTGGTGGTGGAATGCAAGCAAATGGTGTTGGGGGTGGG